GATCCTGTTTCTGGGGACTTCCCCGGAGCAACGAACAAATGGCTTAAAGCTCGTGAGCAAAAGTTACAACAAGAGCGTAAGGCTAACTCCTAACCGAATCCTTACATAATACACCTCCATAATGAGAAATCACGGAGTTTTATAATGGCAACATTAATTGACGAGCGTCCAGAAGACGTTGAAACTGAAGAAGAAGTAAGTCAGATCACTGAGGAACCTCAAGAGGCAACTCCTCAAGAAACACCAGAAGACGATATTCCTGAGAAGTATCAAGGGAAGTCTACCGCAGAGATTGTACGGATGCACCAAGAAGCTGAAAAGCTATTGGGTCGTCAGAGCAGTGAGGTAGGTGAACTTCGTTCAGTAGTAGACAACTACATACAGACACAACTCGACACAGAACCAAAGAAAGAACCTGAAGAAGAAGTAGACTTTTTCTCTGATCCCGACAAGGCAGTCGAGAGAGCAATTGCTAATCATCCTTCAATCAAAGCTGCTGAGGCACAGACTCAACAGTACAAACAGACCACAGCTATGGGACAACTCAACCAGAAGCATCCTGACATGAAGGATATTCTAGGAGACCCTAAGTTTGTAGAATGGATTAAAGGCTCTAAGATTCGCACTCAGCTCTTTGCACAGGCAGACACTCAGTATGACTACGAGGCTGCTGATGAGCTTTTCACTATTTGGAAAGAGCGTCAACAGGCAATGGGTCAAGCAGTAGCCGCAGAGAAGACGCAACGTAAGCAAGCCGTTAAAAAGGCTTCCACTGGCAACGCAAAGGGTTCTGGCGAAGCAAGTGCGCGTAAAGTCTATAGACGTTCAGACATTATTAAACTTATGAAGGACGATCCTGAACGATATTTGTCTTTAAGTGACGAGATCACTGCGGCATATAACGAGGGGAGAGTCCGCTAATTATCTTATTATAGGACTTGTATTATGGCTACATCAGTATATCCCGCAATGGGCGGTGCAGTAGACAACACTTCTGCTGCTAAGTTTATCCCCGAAATCTGGAGTGACGAGGTAATCGCCGCCTACCAGAGCAACTTGGTTCTTGCTAACCTAGTAAAGAAAATGAGCATGACTGGTAAGAAAGGTGACACTATCCACGTCCCTAAGCCTACCCGTGGTTCAGCTCACGCTAAGGTTGCAGAAACCGCAGTAACTATCCAGAACTCTGTTGAGTCAGAAGTTCTGATTAACATCGACAAGCACTTTGAGTTCTCTCGCTTGATTGAAGACATCACTGAAGTACAGGCTCTGTCCTCACTGCGTCAGTTCTACACTGGTGACGCAGGCTACGGTCTTGCCAAGCAGGTAGATGATGATCTCTTCACTCTGGGTAAGAAGTTCGGTAACGGTGACGGCTCTTCTTGGGTTCACAACGCTGCCTTCCAGATCACTTCTGGTGGCGCTTTGGAAGCCTATGATGCTGACGGTACTGCTGACGTGAATGCTTTCACTGACGCTGCTTTCCGTAGCCTCATTCAGAAGATGGATGACGCAGACGTTCCTATGGACGGTCGTAGCTTCATCGTACCACCTTCACTGCGTAACGCTATCATGGGTATTGATCGCTACACTTCTACTGACTTTGTTAATGGCAAAGGCGTAGAGACCGGTAAGATTGGTAACCTGTACGGCGTTGACGTATTTGTTTCTACTAACGTACCTACTCTTGAGTCAGGCGTTCGTGGTGCCCAGCTGATCCACAAGGACACTAATGTTCTTGCAGAGCAGCAGGCTGTACGCTCTCAGACTCAGTACAAGCAGGAGTTCTTGGGAACTCTGTACACTGCTGACACGCTTTACGGTTGTCAAGTAATGCGTCCAGAAGCAGGATTCGTACTAGCCGTTCAGTAAGGCTCAGTACAACTGGGGGATTCTTCGGAGTCCCCCTTTCTTTCTTGTTTTCTTAGGAGCTATTCATGGCAATTTTTAGAGGAGATGGCGGTGCTGGAGATTCCAACACAGACGCCACACTAACAGCAGTAACCGAACAAGCTGTCATAGCTACTAACAAAGCAAGTGAAGCAGCTACAAGCGCAGGTAACGCTGCCAGCTCAGAAACAGCCGCAGCCAATTCAGCCGCTGCCGCTGCTACAAGCGCAACTGGTGTAAGTCAATACGCCACAGCCGCAGAAAATTCAGCTAATGCCGCAGCCGCAAGCGCGACAACAGCATCCACCGCTGCTACATCCGCAACTACAGCTAAGACTGCTGCCGAAACAGCAGAGACCAACGCAGAGACTGCTGAGACTAACGCAGAAACTGCTGAAACAAATGCAGCTGCAAGTGCTACCACAGCTACAACTAAGGCCGCACAAGCCGCTACAAGCGCAACTAGCGCGTCTACGAGTGCTTCTACTGCAACAACTAAAGCAAGCGAGGCTGCGACTTCAGCAACCAACGCATCTAATTCACAGTCTGCTGTAGCAACATCTGCTACGAACGCAGCTAACTCAGCGACGGCTGCTGCTACTTCAGCAAGCGGTGCATCTACATCAGCTACCAACGCAGCCTCTAGTGCTACTGCTGCTGCCGCTAGTGCAGCTTCTATTGGTACTGATCCTAGCTTTAACTCAATCACTGTCACAGGTACTACCGCTGTCAAGATGTCAGCAGGTACTACAGCCCAGCGTCCTACAGGCGTAGCTGGTCAGTTCCGCTACAACACCACTGAAGGTAAGTTTGAAGGCTACTCCACAGAGTGGGGAGAGATTGGTGGCGGTGCTGCTGACCTCCTGCTTAACAGCTTCACTGGTGATGGTAGTGACGTAACCTTCTCACTCTCTGGCGCAGCAATAGAAAACAACACGCTGGTGTATGTAGATGGCGTGTATCAAAACAAATCAACCTATGCAGTATCTAGCGCAACTCCCGCTGTAGTTACTTTCTCTGAAGCTCCTGCCAACGGAGCAGCTATAGAGATTATGGTAGCGGCTATTGCAGTTACTGACGTAGGTACACCCAGTGACAACACAGTCACTACGGCAAAGATTGTAGATGGTGCCGTAACTATTGCAAAACTTGCTGTCACTGACGGCAGCACAGGACAAGCACTTATAACTAACGGTTCAGGCACTTTGTCTTTTGCCACAGTTGGCGGCTTGTATAACGACTGGCTAGTTAAGACAGCCAACTACACTATGTTGTCTGGCGATCAAATAGTAGGCAATCATGCTACTACTGCGTTTACTCTTACACTCCCAGCTAGTCCATCAGCAGGTGATGTTGTTACTGTTAAGAACGTAGGGGCAGCATTAATTACTGTAGGTCGTAACGGCTCAAATATTAATTCGGTAGCTGGAGACGCTCAACTGCCACAGAATAACGCAGCACAGTTGGTCTACGTGGATAGCACCATTGGCTGGACAACTATTTAAGAGGTTATAGACATGGCAGTAATAGGCAGTAGAGACAATTTAAACCGCGACCCAGCAAAAATGCCAAGATTTAATAGTGAATCAGAATCCACTGGTATTTTCCTGAATCAAGTTTATAAGCACATGAACGGTAGTGAGGTTTACAGACCTAATTTTTTAACAGCCGTTATTGATACTAACAGCGTAGCAAACCAGCAAAGAACAGTATATAGCGTTAGCGGGAAAGGTGGGTTTTTGCTATTTGCGTTTGGGAACGGAACGGATGCCACGAACATAGGAATTGCAACAACATTTATTATCACTGTTGATGGCGTAGCAACCACCGTAGCTTTACCTACGTCTGGAGGCTTACAGAACCCAAGAGGGTTTTTAGGCGCACCCGCTGGAACTGCATACAGTGCTAGTTACTCAACCCTCTGGAACACGCCAACAGGGTTTCTGACAGAAGGAAGCAACACAGAAAATGCAAATGTAGACAATAAGTGTTTTGAGTATTCAGGAGAGTACAGCGCATACCCTGTACGAGTTCTTATGCCTAATTTGCTGATGGCTAATTACAACCCTCAAGCATGCTTGCGCTTTGAAAATAGCCTGACAGTTTCGGTAGCAACTAATGTCAGCACCTCTGGCACCAACGCAAGAAAAGCAGGTTGTTTAGTTAGGCTAGATAGCTAAGGAGAAAAATAATGACTGCCCCAATAAGTAAAACAGTATTAGACAACGGCCTGACTAGGTTTCAGTATGATGGTTGGTATGAAGATAAGATGGTCAATGAGGCTGTTGAGCCAACTACCGCTGAGATAGAGGAAGATGCGCGTAAATGGCGCGATGGCGAACTAACTCGCACAGACATAGCAGCCACAGTATCCGACTATCCAAACGCTGAGGCCATTCTAACTTACCGCCAAGCACTACGCGACTGGCCGTCAACTTCTGACTTCCCTGACACAAGACCAGAGGTGAGCTAATGGCTTTAACAAAAGTAAAAGCAGGTGTCATTGCCTCTGACCCTATAACCGTAGGCATTACCACAATTAGCACAGCGTCCTCTATTACAGCTACAGTCAATACTCACGTTTATGTCAGTGCGGCTGGGCGAACCATTACATTACCTGCTTCACCTTCTGCTGGCCAGCGGGTGCTTATTACTGTAGGTAACTTTACTAATA